ATGCAGATATTATTGCTGCTAAAGAATATGATGCATTAAAAAAAATAGAAGCTTCTATTGATAAAATGAAGCGTGCTAGGGATGAAGCTGCTGGTCCTAAAAAGGATGCAATCAAACAAAAAGCAATTGCCACAATTAAAGCACTTAAAGAGAAGAAGTCAGATCTTAGTGAAAAATTCGAAGAGGTAAAAGAGAAAGCAAAACAAGCTTTAGAAGAGGCTAATGACGACCTAAAGAAGTATGAGGAGAATATGCCAAGTGGTAGCGAAGGAGATCTTTATGCTAATACTAAAAAGAAAATTGTTAACGAAGTAAAGCTAGAAGGCCTAAGAGAAAAGGGTAGAATTGCAAAAGAAAAGGGTAAATCAGATGCTGCAAAAGAGGCTGCTGATGAGCTTAAGAAAATGGGAGCCAAGTCTAAAGAGGCAGATGAAGCTATTAAAGAGCTTTCAAAAGATGTCGATCCTAAGTTAGAAGAGGATATTAAGAAAATTCAAACTGAAATTGATAGAGAAAAGGATGAGGATCTTGCACCTGTACAATCTAAAATTACTGATATTAAGAAAGATTTAGCAGACGCAACTCCGGAAGAAAAAAGTAAATTAGAGGCAGACTTAGCGGCAGCGAAACAACAAGAAGATAAAACACAAGAAGGTATTTACTACTTAGAAGATTACCTAGAAGAGTTAAAAGCTCAAAGAGCTGCAATAAAGGGTGAAGATTACGAAAAGAAAGATTCTAAAGCTGGTAGTACTGAAGATGGTAAATCTGATACAACGGAGAATCCGTTAATGAAAGATGATGGAAAAGAAGAAAAACCTAAAAATCCAGAACTTAAAAAGGCTCAAGATAAATTAGCTTCTGCTCAAAAGGAATTACAAGATGACAAGGATGAATTAGAAGAAATACCTGATGCAATTAACAAGGTTGATGGTGATATTGCAAAAGCAGAAGACATTGCCGCGGCTTCCGATCCACCTAGTGCAAAAGATATTAAAAACGTAGACGATCAAATTAAGAAATTAGAAGATGAACTAGTTCCTTTAATGAATAAATTAAATTCAAGATCACATCCTGACGTTATGTCAAAAAAATTAGAAATTGCACAAGCTAAATTAACTAAAGCTGAACTTAGTGGAGACGAAGCTGAAATTAAAGATGCACAATCAGATGTTAAAAATGCAAAATTAAATTATCAAGAAGCGAAGGGTTCTCAAGAAGTCGAAGAGGCTAAATCTTCTGACCAAGAAGCTGCAGTACAAGTTGCAAAAGATGAAATTGAAGAACTGAAAAAGAAAAAAGAAGATCTTAAAAATAGAGAGAAGGAATTAAAAGACAAAGAGATTCCTCAAGATCAAAAGGAGGTAGACCAGGCTGCAAAAGATTTAAAAGCAGTTAAGAATGGAGAATTTGATGAAATTAAGAAAAAACAAAAAGCCAAGAACGAATCTAAAGAATTAACTTGGGAATCTTTAAAAGAAGACTTAGGTATAAATCAGAAAATTGAATTGCATGAGTCAATGTCAATTGCTGATAAAATGAAAATAATTCTAAGTAGATAAATTAGACTTAGAGTTCTTTTTAGCAAGTTTAAGAAACTCCTCTCGTTCTGCGAGCAGGAGTTTTTTGCATTTCTTGCGAAAGTCAACTGATGATTTAAGTATACGACTATCCACCATTGGCGCTTCTAAGACATCGTAATATTCAGGGTGTATGAAATTCTTTAAATCGAAATTCATAAACTTAGCCCTAATAGGTTTTAGTGAGATGGCACAATACCAATCAATAGTATTATAGGAACGCTCTAGACCTTTTTCATCTATTGCTCTATCATTTATCATATCCCAATAAATCTTAGTATTAGTTCTAGAATTCGGTCGCTGTATCTTTAAAACACATTCCATGAATTGGTCATCATCAGACCATTTAGCAAGATTCCTGTGAGTTATTAGAAACTTTCTTAAGAATCTTGGTAAGTACTTTAGAACAATACCGTATCGGTTTGCTGGCCATGGGCCTCCTGTCTTCTCAATTCGTATACTCATATAGTATATTTATCTATGAAACATTTTAGCCATCTGGTACTATAATGACTAAACAAAGTTGTATGCAATCAATAAACCAACTCTTTACCGAAAAGTATCGGCCAAAAAATTTAGAAGAACTAATACTGCCTGATGCAGTAATGAATAAGTTCAAAGACGGACTAGTCCAGAATATGCTATTTGCAGGCTCACCAGGAACAGGTAAGACCTCTACTGCAAAAGCCATTGTCAATCAGTTTGGATTGCCTTATCTGTACATTAACGCGTCCACAGATACCTCTGTAGATGTAATTAGAACTAGAATTACAGATTTTTGTTCTACAGTCTCAATTATGGATGAGCCTGGGATGTTTAAGGTGGTTATCCTAGATGAGGTTGATGGTGTATCAGATCAGTTCTTTAAAGCACTTCGTGCAACAATGGAAACATTTGCAAGTAACTCAAGATTTATTGCAACATGTAATTATATTAATAAATTACCAGACCCAATCCTATCTAGATTTGAAGTTATTAACTTTGACTTTGATAAAGAAGAGGAGACCGAGTTAACAAAGAAGTATATTCGTAGAGTTTATGATATTTGTAAACAGGAAGAAATGACAATTGAGAAAGATGCTCTAGTAGAATTTGTTAGGCGTAACTTCCCAGATCTTAGATCTACGCTTAACAAACTACAAGGGTTTAAAACTCAAGGTACAAATAATATCACAGTTGGTGACGTAAAGCGATTTAACTCAGTCTATAAAGATGTATTTGAATTAATCTTTAACGAGACAGATCCAGCTAAAAACTATCAACTACTAGTTAGTAATTATTCTAATAGAGTCGATGATATTCTACAATCGTTAGGCGAAGAGTTTGTAGAATATATACAACAAGAACAATTGCAATCGGTTAAGCATATCCCACAGATCATTATTTCTGTAGCTAAACACCAACAGCAGAGAGTTCATGTAATAGATCCCGTAATCACAATGTTAAGTTGTGTTTATGAGATACAAGGAATAATTAAAGGCTAAAAAAAGTGTTAAATAATTTTTCTATGTCAGATATTTTTCGTATATTAGTACTAGAAAAGCATAACAAACATAAGATATGAAAGTGGGAAAACATACACTATTAATCGACGGTAACTACTTTGTCTTCAGTAGACTATTCGTATTACCGAAACCAAAGCAAGGCAAATTACTTGCTGATGATAAACAACGAGCGCAGTTTATGCGCAAATTATCTATTGACTTTGCATCAGAGATGCGTAAGCTTAAAATGTTTGTAGATGATGTAGTATTAGCTGTAGACTCAAAGTCTTGGCGTAAAGATCTATTTCCAGCATCAGACTATAAAGGTACAAGAAAGCAAAACCAAACTGTAGACTGGCCATCGGTATATGCAGTCTATGAAGAATTTCAAAAGATTGTAGCAAGCAAGGGTGTTACTGTACACCAGATCCAAGGTGCAGAAGCAGATGATGTTATCTTCGGATGGTCAGCCGCTCTAAATGCTAGAGGTAAATCATGTATTGTATGGTCAGGTGATCGCGATCTAATTCAATTAGTTAACTATTCACAAACTAACGATGCACATACACTGTGGTATTACAATACTAAGAAAACACTTTATGCATATAAAGGTTTCGAAAGGGATATGACTACTTCAGCTACTGCAGAAATTTCAAATGATGATATGTTATTCAATATGGGCGGTCAGTCTATGTTGCGTGATAATTATCAAAACGATATTATGGACTGGATAAAAGCTAACAAGATTAAAACAGAAGAGATTGACTGTGATGAGTTTATCTTTAAGAAAATACTTGTAGGTGATAAATCAGATAATATCCAGTCAGTTGTTACATGGCAAAAAGAAATGAAGAATGGTAAACTTAGAAACTATTCTATCACAGACAAAACTGCAGAGACTATCTGGAAACAATACATTAAAGAGTACGACAACTTTACAATTGACTTCTTGTTTTCATCAGAAGCAAAAGATATTCTATCAGATATTATCTATAGAGTAATAGGACATACTAATACTACTTTAATTAAGACTAATCTTACTACCAATATTGCTCTAATGTTATTGCATAATAAAACTATCCCAGATCCAATTCAAAAAGCTATCTATGAAGCTATTGAAAGAGATTGGGAAGGAGCAATTGAATCGAAAGAGTCTATTATGGAGATGGATAAAATACTAGAAGGTACTGATTGGTTAGAAGGAGCTAAGAAAGCTAACTTTGCACCAGACCCTTTCGCAGGTATGGATATTCCAAAAGAAGATCCAAAGTCTCCTATGAAGTTAGTAGGTAAAAAGACTAAGAAGACATTAAAAAAAGATCCAACTAAAAAGTTATTCTAATGACTTTAGATGAACATTTATTAATTGAAGAAATTCTAGCTGAAGCCAATGCTTATGGCTTAAAAGCCGAAGTTACTAAATGGGCTAATAAACTTTTAAAAGAAGGATATTCTTATGAGGAAGCATATAATATGGCATTCCTCGAGTGGTGTAAGTAAACTTTACCACTTATTAACATATAATAAACATGTTAGACGAAACTAAACTATTTGACTTCGTGAAGATAATGTTCACGAAAAGAGCCCAATATAATACATTAAAGAATAGCACAAAGAAGCGACATCATTTTATGATTAATCGTTTTATGTCTATTAAATATCCTAGTAATGCTCAACTATTTAATATTAATGGTATTAATGGTGGTAATGTAGTAGAATGTTGGGCAACCGTTGCTTCTCGATTCAAATCTGTTCCAGGTTGGTTCTATACTAAAACCAAAAAGGCTGCTAAAAATAAAGCAGATAAATATATTCCAAGTGAAAGGGTCGTTGCCATGTACATGGACAAGAACGAGATTGGAAGCAGAGAATTTAATGAATTAAAACTTTTTGCTAAAGACCATCTTTTTGCTGATTTGAAAAAAATTGAAGAACAGATACAAGTTTATGCAAAAAGTTGAAGACTATTTTACAGAGATCATAGACATTACTCTTTACAAATATAACTCAATAGATATTAAATTATGGGGTATATTAAATAGAGATAGTGAGGTAAAAAAAACTAATGATGACGTAGTATTAGTTAGTAAAAACCGTATGCTCCAATATTTAGAATATGGTTTTAAGAAAGATGTTAATAGATTCAAATCTGTTAGTGGTATAAACATACATAAAGAGGCTACATCAATTTATTTTATTTGGCAGATTTTTGATACTATGCCAAACCTAAAATATATTAAAGTTAATCTAAATAAAAATTCTAGCTATAATAGAATTGTAACAGTAGATCAAGCTAAGACTATTAAATATGATATTAAAACACTACGAGGAAGTATTCGTATGTTTGATCTATTTAATATGCACGAATTACATTTATCTAATTCTATATTAGTAAGAGCTGGTCTTTTAAAAGAAGGAGATAAGTTTAGTATATTTAGAGTAAAAGACTTTTTAGAGTCTTTAGATTTATTTCAATCTGAGAATAATACAGTTGAAACTTTAGGTGTAACTAATGCATTTATTCACGCATTAGAACACCATGAACAAGATAATCCTGAAATGCTTTTAATCACCGATTGGGAGTCAGATATATAATAAAAATAGTAGAGTTAAGACTCTTTTAATATGGCAGTAACAAATTTTACAGCGAATGCTATCGGGGATTATTTCTTCGCTAAATTACAGGAACCATATACGAATGTTAATCGTATTCTTTCTTGGAATATTTTAGTGGGTGTAAACTCACCTAATTCAGTAGGTACTTTAGCAATAACTCAAGGTAGTACGACAATTATTGGTACTGGTACTAATTTTAATTTAAGTCCCGGCAATTTGTTTATTGCAGGATCTCAAATATTTCAGGTTAATAGCGTTGAAGGAAATGTTATTACTACTGTAGAATCTGCTAGTTTTTCTGCAAGTGCTGTAAAATTTTATGAATATACAGACGCAGATAATTATTTTAACTATGATTTCAGATGGTCACAGGATAGCGTTTCTAGTGATGGTGGACAGATGTCGGAGTTAAGGCCTTTGAATAATAGTATTGGCCCAAGAGATTTACTAGGTATGACTTTTGATCCAACAAAACCACTTTGGATTGATGTAAAAGCAGAAGTTCATAGACTTTCATCTTTACATAGTTTAAGTTTACTTTCAGTTACTTTCGAATTAGAAACAGCAGACGGTACAATACAATCTTGTCCACAACTTTGTACAGATTGTGATGACCCATATCTAGCAGGTTGTACAAATGTAGTAATTGATTGTTCAGACCCTATTTACGATCCATATAATTTAAGTAAACCTACTTCGATATATTCAGAGATTAGTGAATTATCTGCTAATATGTGGGGACATGATACTCAGTATTTTAGAGTTGAACCTGATCAGAGATCTAGAGATGTAATCTTAAAAGAATATTCTCTATATAATGTAAAAGAACAAGGGAACCTAAAGATTATGGTTCCTGATAATGAGATGCCTACTAGAGAATTCCAATATGATATTTTTGGAATGGGCTTCGAGGATTTTGAAATCCATATTACAAAAGGTCAAATGGAAGCAGCATTTGGACCAGGTATTCATCCAAGGCCTAGAGACTATATGTACATTCCAATTATGAATAGAATGTATGAAGTATCTTCTGTAAGTTTTGCTGATGAGTTTAATCAGACCATGACTTACTGGAGATTAATGTTATCTAAATATGAAGAACGTACGTCAAGTATTATAGATACAGATACTGCTGAGGGTCAAGCAATGGAACAGCAATTAGATGATCTTTATACCGGTGTTGAAGAAGTATTTGGTGCTGAGCAAAAAGATGAATTTGAAAAAACTACTAAATCCACACAATATCAAACTGTATTCTCTGAGGTAGGAGATGGAGTTAGAGATAGAATTCATAATGGTTTAGTTATATCAGATAAAGAACTTAGAAACAAGTGGACGATTGTTGCAAAAAATCATTATGATTTAGAATCTGTAAAAGATCGAGGTATTGAATGTTTATTATACAAGAAATTTTCACAACTACCGAATACTAATAATTTAGCAATAACCACATGGTTCAAACCTAATATGACTTCTGCTACCCAAGAGCAAACTATATTTGATGGATGGCAAGGAGGTAAAGGTATAAAAATAACAGTAAATCAAACTTTTATTAAAGCATATATTAATGATTTAATTTTAGAATATGGATTTGCTACACCACCAGTTAATGGTAATTGGTACGGCTTAGTGTATAATCTAAATAATAAGTACTTAAATACTTCAGCTAATGTATACAAGCTAAATCCAAATAGTAATAAATTAACATCTATGCCAGTTTCAGATACATTAGAAAACGTGATGGATCACAATTTTGAAATCACAGCTGCGCAAGGATGGGTAACTCAAAAACAATATTCGCTAATGCCTGGTAATTTAGCCGTTACGAATATTAGATTATTTAACCAAACAATAGGAAAGGATCAGCATACAAATATGTTACAGCAATATATTGTAAGAGATAGTCACCTAGCAGAGATTATTGACAATGCAGTTCCTTCTATTCAATTAAGGAAGTATAACCAAAACCGATAATAAATTATGGACGGCACATATTATAGATTTAAACAAGTTATGAAACTTGTAGAAGACACGCCAAACGATTCCGAACTAGGAAAGAAGTTAAGAGAATATTATTTAAAAGACTGGAAACCAGAGTCTAAACACCACCTTACGCCACCTAACGGCATTGAACCACTTGGTTAATTTTTTATCATTAAATTTTGCTATAAAATTTTCTAGATATATAGAATATAATATTATATTATGAGTGAAAAGAAAAAAACAATAGCAGAACAAGCAGATGATATTAGGCAGGAATTAGATGCATTAATTGGAGACTCTCCTCTTGATGTTGATAACGATCCTAAGGATTTGCCTATTCAGGCTAAACCAACGGCCATGGCGCCACTGGTTAATTATACTGAGTTAAAAGCTGGTGCAACAAAGAAGGCACAAAAAACTATAACTTCTTTAATGAAATTCTATCTGGATGCAGATATTATTGAAAAAGATGAGTATATTAAAGCTAAAAAGCAAATGGATGAGATGACTATGTCATCTTTGATATATCAGCTACAAGCCGGTGAAAAAGCCTTAACCACTCTATTAGAAACAATTGACTCTGGCGAATTAGCACCAAGAATGTTCGAGGTGTTAGCAACTCTACAAAAGTCAATGTTAGATATTATTAAATCTCAGACCATGTATTTAATGGCAGCAGAAGAGGGTACAAAAAGAATTGCTAGAGATATTGAGATATATCAGCAAAGAGCAAATCAATCTGAAATCAAAGGTGCTGGCGGAGATACTGGTAATAAAAATATCCAAAGAGGTACAAAAGATTTAATGGCTGCAATTCAAGCAGGTATACACGGAGCTGCTGAAGAAGAGGATATTGAAGACGTTGAACCAACAGAAGAATAATAAATGTCAGACGGAGTAGGAGATAATAAATGGATTCCAAAAGCAGAGGGTGATGCCACCATGTCTGATAGAATCGTATGGTCTACCAGGCAGATCAACGACTTGTTGGTTGCTATGGACCAGGGTTATCGCCCTAAGATTAAGTTACCATTCTACGAGGGTAGACAATTTCTAAAGAAGGGTAATATTGTATTTGAATATACTGATGAGGAAATTACTGAGTTGGCCAGATGTGCCAAGGACATCGTCTACTTTGCAGAGAAGTATGCAGTAGTAATGACAGATGAAGGTATTCAACAAGTAAAGCTGAGAGATTATCAAAAAGAAATGTTGAGGAATTTCCAGAATGATAGATTTAATATTGTTCTTGCTGCTCGACAAATGGGTAAAACCGTAACCGCATCTATATTTAATGCATGGTATGTTACCTTTAATATGGATAAGAATACTCTATTACTTGCGAATAAATCTGATTCAACAAAAGAAATTATTGATAAAGCCAAAACAGTAATCGAGAACTTACCGTTCTTTATGAAACCTGGTATTATTAAATATGATGTAATGAATGTACGTTGTGATAATGGTTGTCGTCTAATAGGACAATCAACAACAGCAAAATCTGGTATTGGTTTTACAATCCATAACTTATACCTAGATGAGTTTGCCCACGTTCATCCATCGATAGCAGACTCTTTCTATGAGAATGTATATCCTACATTATCCTCATCGAAAGTCTCAAGAATAACAATTACGTCTACTCCAAATGGATTTAATAAGTTCTATCAAATCTATGCTGCGGCAGAGCGTGGTGATAATGAATATCTAGCGACAAGAATTGACTGGTGGCAACATCCAGATAGAGATGAAGCTTGGTATGAAAGAGAATTAGCGAACTTAGGTTCAATTGAAGCATTTAATAAACAGTATGGAAATGAGTTCGTCAGCTCATCTAACCTCCTATTAGACCCAGTCGATATGAAAAAGATGAGAAAGAGAATGAAGCCTTATGTTTATCACGACTTTGATGAATTTGATTATATTTCAATTGACACAAAAGGTTTCTTAGAATGGGATCCAGACTTTGATATTGATACATGTAAAGATACAGAAAACTTTTGGGTATTCTCTGTAGATATTGCAGAAGGTAACGGTGGTGACTCATCGGTAATTAATATCTTTCAGGTTAATCCAATGGATTCAAATGAGATTAAAAATGTCGTTAATCCAGGTGCGATGTATGACTTTTTTAAATTTACACAAGTAGCTAGATTTAGATCAAATGAACATGTGATTGAAGATTTTGCAAAAGTATTGTATACTTTAGCAGTAGATATATTCTATCCAGAAAATGTAAAGATGATCGTAGAGTATAATACTTATGGTACAGTTCTATTCCAATATCTAAGAAGTATATTCCCACAAAGAAATGATTTCGATGATGAGATGGTAGTTAAATTTAAACACCGACATGATGGAAGGTCATTAAAACCAGGTATCAAACTGAAATCTGACAATAAAGCTATCTTTTGCCAGAATTTCGCAAAATTGTATAAGATAAATAGATTAGATTTAACTGATGAAGTTACAGTGACGGAAGCTAGTCTTTTTGGTACTTTACCAAATGGAAGTTATGGAGCCCAAATGGGCAATGATGACGTGATAATGACTTGCATCACTGCAACTGAATTTTTTAATACAACAGACTATGCAGACTTCGTGGAAGAGATCTTAGATTTCATAGACCCTGAGCTCCATGACGAGATGGAAGCAATCCTATATAAGGACAGCGACCAACAAGGGGATTTACAATATGATATTTATGACCTATTGAAATAAATTTGCAGAAAGACAAGGATATATAATAAAAGAATAAAAAATAATAACTAAAAGATTATGGCATTAAGTCCTCAATTATTACAGTTCAAAAGCTCGGGCGTATATCGCTTAGAGTTTGACAAGTCACAGACTGTTAACATCCCTGCAGAAACTATTAGACTAGTTGTAGGTAGATCTAAAAAGGGTCCTTACAATACTCCAGTATTAGTAGAAGATGTAGAGCAATTCAAGCAAGTTTTCGGTGGTGTAGACAAGTCCTTAGAAAAGAAAAATATGTTCTTCCACAGATCAGCTATTGAAGCTTTATCTAGAGGTCCTATTCTAGCATTAAACCTAACTGCTGCAGATATTGCTGACAGAGTATCAATTTTCTCTCCAGCAACTAACTCATCGCAAGAAGGTTTATCAGCTAATTCATTACAAGCATCAAATGCTGCTTCAAAGCAATTTAATGCTGTATTTGATACAGACAAGTTTTGGAATCCTTCAGATGAAAAACTCTTATCTGCTGCTGCAGAAGACACAAACCACGCAATCTCATTTGTTAATATCAAACAAGATCCAATCACAGTTATCATTAGACAAGCTGGAGATGTTAGAGGTTTTGAATTAACAGCAAGAGAATGGTATGGTGAATCAAATATTCCAGAAGGTATTGATGCAGATGAGTATGTATCAGATTACCTAGTAGATGTATTTGTATTTAAAGGCAAGTTTGATGCTGCTGAATTAAATAACGATCCAAACTACGGAAACTACTTTACTCAAGACGGGTTATTAAAATCAGAATTCGCTAAGTTTGCTGGTTTAAGAGAAGTAACTCTGTTAGCACAATATAATGGTGTATCATTAATTCCTGAATTTATTGATGCAGAAGGTAACCAAATGTATATCGAGACTCTAATTAATATGGAGGCTAGAAGAACTGGTTTATTCTGTGCAGTACAAGAAGATGCACTTCCACAAATTGATCTAGTAGGTAACAACTTTGACATCTACCAAGATTATGAGATTCTTTCTCATAAAGTGAAGCAAGTAGCTGCAGAATCTATCGTAGATTTAACAGCACAAGCTGGTATCGTATCAGTTGCTGGTTCAACATTAACTATCCAAGGTAACGATCCTGCTTTAAGTGCAGCTAATTTATCCTCTTTACACGGTATTACAGATTCTAAATATTTAGAAGCTTATGTTGGAGGTGAATATGTTAAGATCGAAAGTATCACTAATACTGGTACTGGTGCAAATGGTGAAGGTCAAGTAACAATCGTTGCTTCTGGTGCTATTTCAAAATCTTATGAAAAATATAATCCAGGTACTCCAGCTCCATGGGCATCTAACGCTAACTTTATTGTTAATGAAGATGGTAATATTGTAGTTGATGCAACACCAACATCTTACGAATCAATTATAGTTGGTAACTTCTTAGAATCAGTTAACGCTGGTGAGTATGTTGCTATCTCAAATGTTTCTGTAGAAGATGGTGAATTAACAATCTCATGTGCAGGTGGACTTTCATTTAGCACTCAATATGGCGGTGTTGGTAATTCATTAACAGCTTTCGCTCCTGCTATTAATACATCATTTGATGTATGGACATTAACTCCAAATGCAAGAGCAGAAATGTTCCCAACATTATCAGAAGGATGGACATTTACTGATAACGGTGCAGGTATCTTCACACTATCAGGTTCAAATGATGCAACTTGGAATTCAGATATTAAAGTAGGTATGTATGTACCAGGTGACAGTGGTAAACTATCTAGAATTAAAAAGATCGTTAAAACTGTTGTTAACGGAACTACTTACTACAGATTTGAAACACATAGAGCAGTTTCTTCAAGACCATCATACTCTCTTAAGAGATATGAGGATGCAGGTGGATTCTATAAGACATTCCCATTAGAAGGAGCAACTCAAACTGCAAAAAGTATTGCAGAATTACTAACAGCAATTAAGCCAGGTACTGGTTTAGGTAACGCTTTAGTAGATAAAGATAATATTACATTTAGATATGTAGTTGATACATTCGGTTCATTAGAGAACGGTGGAATCTTAAACAAAGAAGAATTATCATTCTTATGTAAAGAAAGACAGAACGCTTCTGCAATTCTTAACGCACCAATGGTGAAAGAATTAAAAGCTTCTACAAACCCATCATTCTTAAATGCTATCACTGGTGCATTTGACGTGAATAACGTTGCAACAGGAGGTAACTTAGAGTTAAACCCAACAGCTCTTTACACATTACCATCGATCAATGAAGGTGCAAACTATGCATTCTACTACGGTCCTGGTCTTAATGTAATTGAGAACGGTAGAACTAAAGTTATTCCACCAGCAGCTTACGTATCAAATAACTATATTGACAAATATTTAGATGCATTACCATGGTCAATCATCGCAGGCCCAAGAAGAGGTGTTGTAGGTGGAACAGGTGTTCAATCTTTAGAATTCTCATTCGATAAGAATGATAGAGATGTACTTGAACCATTTGGTTACAACCCAATCGTATTTGAAAGAGGCGTTGGTTTAACAATTAAAGGTAATAAAACTGCACAACAAGGAATTCAATCAGCCTTATCTTCAGCACACGTAAGAGAAGTTCTTATCTATATTGAAGATGGTTTAGCTGAAATTCTTAAAAACTATCTGTTCGAGTTTAATACAGCTCAAACTAGATTAGAAATCAAAACTTTAGCTGATAACTTTATGGAATCAGTTAAGAAAGATGGTGGTGTATACGACTACAAGAACATCATGGACACTTCAAACAACACAACTGAGGTGATCGATAACAACATGGGTATTCTTGATACATTCGTTGAACCAGTTAAAGGTCTTGAGATTCTAGTATCTAGGGTAACTGTATTAAATACAGGAGAGATCGCAACAGGTAACTTTGCATAATAAAACAACGATATATAAATAAAATAAGAAATAAAAGATATGGCTTTACCACATTATTCAGAGGACCAAACTCAAAAGAAGGGTAGAAATTTTGAACCAGTACAAGGTAACCTATTTGAGGTAACATTATTACCTCCAGCAGGTGTAACTGGTGCAGAGATGCTCTTACAGCAAGTTAATTCAATTACTGGTTTAGACGGCATGAGCGTTGAGCTAGCTGCAGTTCCACAAAAGTATAAATTTGCAGAAAGAAATTTCGCAGGTATGCCGGCGCAAACATCGC